AAATCGGAAATAGATGCTCTCAAATCTGAGATAGATACTCTCAAGGGACTTCTGAACGAACTAATTATAAATAAACTATAGATCATACTATATCATTGCATAAATGTCAGTATATGTTAGCAATCTTGTAATCAACACAGGTGCTACCTTCCAACAAACATTTTCATTAGAAAATATCACATCTAATTCTGCATTAGATCTTAACGGATTTACTGCAATGTCTCAGATGAGAAAGCATGCAGGAAGCACAGGTATTGCAGCAACCTTTACAGCGTCAATTCAAAACGCAGATAATGGTCAGGTGCAAGTTGGTTTATCAAGTGTTAGCACTGCTACGTTAAAACCCGGAAGGTATGTTTATGACGTAATCGTTTCCGATAGTGTAGGTGAAGTAACGAGAGTTGTTGAAGGATCTGTTTTAGTAAGACAAGGAGTGACCCGTTAATGGCAAACATTAGAGTCCGTGTTGGACAACAAAATGCAACCAAAGTCGTATCCTCATTAGCAGGAAACGTCAGTGGTACACTTGCAGGTCTTAGTGATACAGAGGTCAATAACCCACAAAATGGAATGGTTTTAGTTTTCAATTCAGCAACACAAAAATTTGAAGCAACTTTAACATTAACACCCGGATCGACACAAAATTTGGATATCAATGGAGGTAACTTTTAGAAATGGCTAGTATTATACGAGTAAAAAGATCTACGGGCACAACAGCTCCCGGTAGTCTTCAGTTCGGTGAACTTGGTCTAACAATCGGTACTGGTACTCAGGCAAACAAAGGAGAAAGACTCTTTGTTGGTGATAACTCAGGCAACGTGGATGTTGTCGGTGGTCGTTATTTTACCGACTTGATGGTTCATGCACCGGGAACAGTTACATCAGTAACTAACCCAACAACTGCTGCTAACGGATTTGTTGCAATACTGGATCAAAACAGAAAAGTTGATGAATGGAATGTAGATAATTTAACATTGAATGGTAATACATTTTCTTCAACAAACACGAATGGAGATATAAACATTGATCCAAACGGGTCAGGAGAGATTGTCATACCTGATGATACTTTCTTAACTTTTGGTACTGGTAAAGATTCAAAGATTGAATATGATGAAAATGGTACAGACCAACTTAATATTACAGGTGCAGATGTCAGAATCAATATTACAACACAATCAAACAGTAAAGACACAGGTGCTTTAATTGTTGAGGGTGGTGTTGGAATTGAGAAAAATTTAAACGTTGGTGGAAATTTAGCTATCACAGGTATTGTAACCTTTAGTGATCATATCAGACTCCCTGATACTAAAGAACTTAGGTTGGGTGATAGCAATGATATGAAACTAGTTCATGATGGAACGGATAGTAATATCACAAATGCAACAAATGATTTAAATATTACCAACACAGGTGATGATATTAACATCACAGCAGCTGATGATATCGTATTAAAAGTTCAAGGAAGTGAAGATGCAATTACTGC